GAGGACGTGGACGCCGGCGCGAAGGCGGTCCGCGCCTATCTCGAGGTGCGCCAAGCGTACGGACTAGCCGGAATCCAGCGGGAGCCTCTTGACCCCTTCGCCGCCTTCGTCGCCGGACTCGCCTCCCCCGTTATGGGCGACACCCCGAACCCCTAGCCGTCCCACCTTCGGACCGATCGTCGCCGCGATGGCGGAGGCGATGGGACGTCCGTTTATGCCCTGGCAAGCCCAAGCCGCGGACGTCGCCCTCGAGGTGGACCCCGCGTCCGGTCTCTTCGTCTACTCGACGGTAGGGATCACCGTCCCCCGCCAATCGGGGAAGACGACACTCACCGGAGCGATCGCCGAACACCGCACCCTGTACCGTCCCCGAGCTCGAGTGTGGCTTACCGCGCAGACGCGCGAGATCGCTCGAGACTGGCTCCTAAACGAGCACGTCCCCGACCTCCAAGCCTCGCCGCTCGAGCCCTTCGCTCGAGTCCGGCGCGCCCAAGGATCGGAAGGGATCTCCTACCCCTCCGGCGGAATGTTCCGGATCTTCGCCCCGCTCCCCGCCGCCCTCCACTCCAAACAATCGGACCTCGTGATCGTGGACGAGGCGTGGGCGCATGAGCTCGAGCGGGGACGCCAGATAGACCAAGCGATCGTCCCCACCCAAGCGACACGCCCCGGGGCCCAAGTCTTGAAAGTCTCGACCGCCGGCGACGAGAGCTCCCTATGGCTATGGGATCTCGTCACAAGGGGACGAGCCGCCGTCGACGCCGGCCGGCGGGAGACGATCGCCTATTTCGAGTGGGGAGCCGGCGAGGACGTGGACCCCTGCTCGCCGGCGACGTGGGAGACCTTCCACCCCGCCTACGGTCGGACGATCGGGGCCCCGCAAATGAAAGCCGCCCTCGAGGAACTAGGGCCCGCCGGCTTCCGGCGCGCCTACGGGAACCAATGGCCGGAGGGGATGGGGCGCTCCGCCGCCCCGAAGATCCCGCCCGGAAGGTGGGCCGCGGTCCAAGTCCCCCCCGTCCGATTGATAGACGCGGGGGTGAGATGCGCGATCGGATTCGACACCCCTCGAGACCGGAGCTCCGCCGCGGTGGCGGTCGCGTGGCGGGACCGGAAGGGCCCTCGAGTGGAGATCACCGACGCCCGCCCCGGGACCGGATGGCTCGCGGAGCGGATCGCGGAGCTCTACTCGAGGCGGAAGCCTGTCGCCATCGGCTACCCCGCGGATACCCCCGCCGGCGACGTGGCGGACACCCTGGCGACAGCCGGACTCCCCGTCCTTCCCATCCGCGGACGGGACTGGCCCGCCGCGTGCGCGGGATGGCTCGCCCTCGTCCTCGAGGCGAAGATCCGGATATCCGAACACCCCGCCCTCGCCGAAGCCGCCAAGGTGGCTCCGGCGCGCGACTCCGGCGACGGGGGATGGACGTGGCATCGCCGGGGCGCGGTCGCCTCCATCGCGCCTGTCATCGCCGCCACCGCGGCGACGTGGGCCCTCGAGCACCCCGCCGGCGCGGAGCCGGCGACGTGGACCGCCTTCTAGATTGCGGGACCCCGAAGGTCCTAGGATCGCGGACCGCGGAGCGGGACGGGGATCTTCGTAGGGGATCCCCGACCCCTTCCCCCGCTCGAGCTCGAGCCGTCTACTACTTTCCTCGCCGGATCCCGCCGCCGGCGAGACGTGATCGAGACACTTCCCCGAGCTCGAGCCCGCCCACGCGAAAGTCCTGGTCGGAGAGACGACCTCTAGTCCATCCCCGCCGTTTCATCGCCTTAGAGACGATCCTAGAGGACGCGATCGCGCGTGGGTTACCCTTGGAGCGTGGCGAGGTGGCCTTGGAGCCGGCGACCGCCGGCGGGGACGGGGACGAGCGTGGCAGGGACTACGCCGGACTCGTCCCTACTCTTCGGATCCGCCCTCGTCCCCGGGCCCGGAGTGGAAGGCGACGAAGAGGGGTACTTGGACCTCTGGCGGAGACGAGCGGAGCAGACCGCCCTAGACGCCGGCGGATACGTGGGCGGGGGGATGGGATGGAACCCCTACATAAGCGAGTGGGCGGCGCGCCAAGTCCCCGCCCTCACCGCCGGTATGCGATTGATCTCCGGGGTATGTATGCAGCTACCCCTACGCCAGAAGCGGGGGGACGTGATCGTAGATCCGCCGGCGACCGTCATCTCCAATCCCACGCCAGGACCTAACCGGACGATCGCGGATTGGGTAGACGAGTACGTCTCCGACGTCCTGCTCTACGGGAATCACGTCGCATTGATCGGACCGCTCGACTCGACGGGGTGGCCCTCGAGCCTCATCCCCCTCGACGTCACCTCCGTATCCGTGGCCCGCGACGAGGCGACGTGGCTCCCCGTCTACGCCCTCGAGGGGATAGACGAGCCGCTCCCCGCGGACCGGATCTTCCACGTCGCCATAGACAAGCGGAGTGGGGAGCTGCGTGGGCGTGGAGTTCTGCCTACCCTGTCCGGCGCGGTGGGAGCCGCCCTCGCCGCCGACGCCTACGCCGGACGGTACTTCTCGGAGAGTGGCGTCCCCTCCGGAGTTATCACCGATAGCCGGCCCAATCTGACCCAAGCCCAAGCGGACGAGCTCAAGGCGAAATGGTCGCTAACGGTCGCGGGGACAAGGGCCCCGGTAGTGATCCCCTCGAGCACGACCTTTACCCCGCTCGCCTCCGACGCCGATAAAGCGCAGCTCGTCCAAGCGAGACAGTGGGACGCCACTATGGTCGCCATGATCCTAGGAGTCCCCCCGTTTCTCCTAGGGATCGAGACGCAACGTCACACCTATACGAATGCGGAGACGGAATTCGGGAGATTCATCTCCACGACCGTCCTCCGGCTTCTCAAGCCGCTCGAGCAGCAACTCACCGCCCAATGCCTCCCCCGCGGTAACGAGGCGGAATTCTGGACCGGAGCCCTCCTACGAGCGGACACCGCCACGCGGGCCCAAGCCGCCGCCGGCCTCTACGGAGCGGAGATCATCACCCTCGAGGAAGCCCGCGAGCTCGCCGGCTTCCCCCCCGCCGGCGGACCGGCGGAGTCAGTACCCAAGCCGGCGACCCCGCCGGCGACCGCCCCGAGCTCGAGCCCGCCGCCGGCGGATCTCGCCGCCCACCTTCACCTCGTATCGGAGGGGTAGCCATGATTCGTCCCCTGTCGCGCGTCTTCGCCTCAAGCTTCCGGATCCGTGACGAAGGCGGAGACGCCGGCGACGGACGGACGCTCGTGGGACTCGCCGTCCCCTTCGGGGTGGAGCTCGACGTCGTGGATTGGTGGGACGAATATACGGAGAGCTTCACGAAGGGAGCCTTCGCCAAGACGATCACCGACCGCGGCAAGCCGGTCCCCCTGCTCGTCCACCATCAACACCGCTCGCTAGGCATCGGACGCGCCACCAAGCTCACGGAGACAGACGCCGGACTCGAGGCGGAATTCCATCTCACCGAAGGGGTACAACAAGCGGACGAGGTGCTCGCCCTCGTCGCGGACGAGGCGATCTCCGGTCTCTCCATCGGATTCGAGCCGGTACAGCAGACAGTGACGTCCGGACCGTCGCGGGAGCCGCCCTCGAGCCGTGACCTCGTGACGAGGACCGAAGTCAACCTCCGCGAAGTCTCCGTCTGCAACTTCCCCGCCTACACCGACGCCGGAGTCTCCGGGATCCGCGCCGCGGTCGGACGCCACCCCTCGCTCGCCGCCCTCGCCGCGGAGCGGGGGAAGCTCCACGAGGCGAGGACGCTCGCCGTGGACCGATGGGGACGCGTCCGGAGGTGACCGATAGCCAAGCGATCGCCCTACTGATCGAGGTGGGGGTAAACCTGCCCGGCTACAAAGGGGATCTATTCATGAATAAATCCGGGTGGGGGTAATCGCCGCCGCGTCGCTCGTCTGGCTACTGCGGTCGCTCCGATGAGCGACACCCCGCCCACCCCGCCGGCGGAGCCGGAGCCGCCCGAGCTCGAGGACGAGCCGCCGGCGGAGCCGCACCGTCCGGAGGTGGGGACGTCGCCCTCGAGCGTGGACCGCGCCTCGAGGATCTCCACGAGGTAGGATCCCGCCTGTCCGGGGCCGGACGCCTAGCCGGAGCTCGTGAAGATGGAGCCGCCACTAGGGAGCGAGTAGCCACCCCTCGAGGACGTGACGATCAATCACCCTTGGAGGAATCATGGCTATATCGCTCGTGGAGGTGCTCCGCCAATCCGTAGACGAGCTCCACGCCCGCATGAACGCAATCGAGGCGGGAGCGGTCGCGGACCAACGCGACACCCTCAACGACATAGAACAGACCACGTGGGACGAGCTGCGCTCCGAAGCGGAAGCGAAGACCGGACGTCTCGAGCTGCTCGTCTCGCGTGCGGAGCTCGACGCCCGGGCCGGACAGCTCGTCGCTCGAGCCCACCCCGCCCCGCCGGAGCCTGTCGGATCGGGGCCCGCCTTCCCCTACCGGACCCCCGGCGAGTATGTCTTGGCCTACTGCCGGATGAAGCATGGCGACTCCGCCGAGGGGGCCCGTTTCACTCGAGCCCTGGCGGACGTGACGACCGCGCAGACGCCCGGGCTCGTCCCCCCTCAAGTAACGGGGGACGTCCTAGGGGTATGGCTAGGGAACCGTCCAAGCGTGGACGCTATGACCAAGCCGCCGCTCCCCCCGGTAGGGATGAAAGTCCAACGTCCGCACATCTCCCAACATACGGACGTGGGCCCGCACACTCCGGAGAAGTCCGCCATCACCTCTCGAGCCTTCACGCTCGACCTGGCGGAGATCGACCTTAAGTCCTACGCCGGCGGGGTGGACGTCTCGTGGGAGCTCGTCCAACGCTCGAGCCCGGAAGCCTTGAATATCATCTTCTCCGATCTCGTCTCCATCTACGCGAGGAACACCGACCGGGACGCCTTCGGGGGTGTCTACGCCAACGTGACCCAAGCCGTTACGTGGGACGGGACCGCCGCCACCTTCGCCAAGGCGATCTCAGACGCCGCGGTGGAATGCGCGACCAACGGGGAAGAGCAACTCTTCCCCGACACGATATGGATGGGACTCGAGACCTACGGTCTCATCGCCTCGCTCACCGACTCGAGCGGACGTCCCCTCTTCCCCGACATTGGCCCAACCAACGCGCTAGGGACCGCCGACGCCCAAGGGAACGTCTCCAACGTGAGGGGACTCAACCCCGTCGTGGACCCCCTCATCGCCCGTAACGCCTTCCTAGTGGGCCCGCGCGATCAAGCGGAGTTCTACGAGACCCCCGGAGCCCCGGTACAGCTCTCCGTCGTGGACGTGGGGGTGGCCGGCTACAACGTCGGAGTGATCGGGATGTGGGCGTGCGCCGCGGTGGACCCCGCCGCCTTCGTCAAGATCACGAGCACCCTCCTACCGCTGTCCGCGGAGTCCTCGAGCTCGAGCGGGCCCGCGCCGGCGAGCGGAGCGACGAAGAAAGCGACCGCCTAGCCATGCCGGCGAGCGGAGCGTGGCTAACGCTCGAGGACTATAAGACGTGGGCCCGGATCGACTCCGCCGACACGACGGACGACGCCGCCATATCGGGAGCGGTCGCCGCGTCTATGGAAGCCCTCGAGATCCGCGCTCCGCTCGCCTTCGTCACAGACGATACGGGGGCCCCGATCGTGGGGGACTCGCCGTCGCTAACCCAAGCCGGACTCTTGCTGTCGAATCGCCTCATGGCTCGCCGCAACTCTCCGGACGGGATCGTGGGAGTCTCCGATATGGGGACCGCCCAAGTCCTGTCCTATGACGCGGACATAACCGCCCTCGTCTCGCCGTGGACGGAGATGGTCGTGGGATGAGCTCCGCCGCCGCCGCCGCCGACATATGCGCCAAGCTCCGGGCCGCGGGGATCCGTGCCACGACCGACGCCGGCGCCCTCACCCCGCCGGCGGTCCTGGTGCCACCCCCCCGCCGCGTCTACGACATTGCGTGTGGCTATACCGCGATATGGAACGTCCACGCCATCGCGCCGGCGATCACCGGAGGCGACCGGATCACGTGGGGGCAGCTAGACGAGCTGGTGGACGCCATCGCCTCCGTCTACGCCGTGGAGCTCGCCCAACCCGGAGCCTACGTCCTTGGACCGAACACTCTTCCTAGTTACCTCGTCCAATTCTCAGAAGGGATCGACTAGTGGCTATCAACGAATCGCGTCTCCAGAATGGGACGCTCAAGCTTGGACCCACCGGGACGGGACAGATGGACGCGTCCTGTCAGATCACTAACGTCCGGATCACCTCCGCCTACTCCGATGACGGGGACGCCGTTACCGTCCTATGCGGGGACACGAAGCCGCCGCCCCGCAAGCTCGACGGACACAAGCTCGAGGGGACATTGGTCCAAGACTTCGACGTGGACGCGGTCTCGCCGGCGACTGGCGGAGTTATCAAGTACCTATGGGACCACGATCTCCAAGTGGTCGCCTACGAGTACGTCCCCAACGACGTCGCCACCTGTCCCACGATCACCGGGACGGTAATGATCGAGATACCGGCGGAGACCTACGGAGGCGACGTCAACAAGCGCGTTACGTCTGACTTCT